TTACTTATTTTTCTTCGCGAGTTCTGAAATCAACTTGACTAAATCGAATACATAGTTGGAGCCACGGCTAATCAAGACACCCGTCAGAACATAGCCGATATATGGTATGTTAGATACCATACCGACCAGCGCGAGCAAATCAAGCTTGTACGCGATTGCGACGAGAACACCGAGCGCAATTGCAACGAGTAGCTGCCACTGAAATTTGCCGTCGACGATAAACGTCTTGATGTACGTGATTAGTGCTTCGACGATAACCGCCGCGCAAAGAATACCGAATGCTGACATAATAAATACCTCTTTCAAAAATTATAGTTTTCCTGCACGGTCAAGGAACACGGCGAAGCGTATCATATCAAGGGATAGGTTTAACGCCTTTTCGTCGCTGAATGCCTTGCCGTCAATCAGTTTTTGGATTGCCTCACGCCCCCACTCCGGGACGTCGCCTATAGCGTTAGAACGCGGGTTAAGCTCTTCGAGCAGTGCTATCGTTTCCGCTTTTGTCATATCTTCCTCCAGTTTTTCGTATTTCGGGCGACCGTACCCGAGTATTTTGCCGTATGTTAATGCGTAGGACTTGGCGAACACTCCGCCGCCGTTAGCTATCATTGTGCTACCGCCCGATGTGTTGCCCTCTATCGTGTGTACGCGGTCGGCGGTTACATCGGTGACGATTCCCACGTGTTGGCTGTCACCCGGAATCCCAAAAAATACAATGTCGCCGCGTTGCGGTTTGGTGTGGAACACGCTACGGGTCTTGAACCACTTCATGCCGACGTCGCAGTCGTAGAATGTTGGGATTATGGTATCGGGAATATCTGCGATTCGTGCGCACCACGATACAAAGCACGCGCACCACGGCTGACCTTGAAACGACGGCTTTAAGTCGCGCCAGAATTTCGTGTAGTTGCCGCTCCCGGCGTTTGCGGTCTTGTCATTCAACTGTGCGTTTGACTTCTTTTCAAGGTAAAATAGCTCGTCCTGCGCAGTAGTGATTATTTTCTCAATCACCGCATCACCCCCTTTAGCTCCTTAATGGCTTCCCACGCTGATTTTAAGGATTCGTTCTGACGCACCACCATATCGCGAAGCTCGCGCGCCTCTTGACGCATTTCCCCGGTAGTTATTTTGATTTCGGTATTACCGTCGCGAACGCCGCGTATCTCTGCTATTACCGTTGCCATCTGAGTAGCGTCTTGCTGATTATCTGTTTTACTGTTGCGTTTTAGGTTTGTTATGCCCATGTAAATAGAAAACAGAATCGACGCCGCCGACATAATCAAAGGGATATATTCTTTCATTTGCTAACCGCCTTAAAAGTCAAATTTGCTGCGTGAAACGTTTGCGTTGAACATTATCTCATCCGCAGATCGCGCATTGCCGTATACTAAATGTTCGTGAATCGTGCCGGTGAATGTTCGCGTTGCCGTGCTATTTGCACCCAAATACATTGTGGATACTGTGCCGGGGTACGTGTTTATAACGGTCGTCGCGCCTTTGTATTCGCCGTTTACGTACAATTCAACGGGATTGCCGGGTCCCGACCAACACATAGCCGCAGTTATTGCCGTGTTCGTTGGTGGTATGTATGCCGGGGAAAACGCCATGTCCTTACCTTGTCCGTAAAACGCAATCGCATACCCTTGATTAGATTGCAGATACATCGTCGGGTACGGGTTCTCTGCGTTAATACGCGGGTGTTGCCCCGTTCGGGCGGCAAGGTTGAATGTGTTGATTATCGTGTATTCGCGCACGTTTTGACCGCTAAACGTTACCTTTGCGTTAACATTGCCGTTGAATAAAACGCCGTTATTCGCAAACGTGGCGTTGATTAGCGTCGCGGGTGCGTTGCCTTGCAAATCCGCCCAAGCTGTCACGCTGGGGTCGTATCCGAATCCGGTATTGTTTGTGCCGTCGAATTGGCGATATAGCCCGCTTTTCGGGTGCGCGAGGTATATTTCCTCGCCGCCTATCGACCGCATAATGACCTCTTCATCGCCTATGTGCCGCGCAAGTATGCGGCTGTCGCCAATCGTCCGCATAGGCTAACCCTCCACGACGTCATACGCAGTATTAAAATCAAGCTCTCCATAGGCTTTCAAACTGTCGTACTCCGATTGCGTTATCACTTCGTTGTAGTGGATTTGCGCGGATTGAATACCTGTGTCCGTTGCGTCAATCGTCAGTGTGTTTCCGTCTTGTGATATCGCAATGTTTTCACCCGCTTCGATATTTAGGGTGCTTGAACCGTTGATTGTTGCGTTTGTGCCTTTGTCGCCCGTCGCACCTTGCGGTATAACAACCTTGTATTTCCGGTTCTGCGGAGTGCTTTCGGGGGTTTCCGACACTTCCGCTTGCGTGCCGGGCAAGCCTGTAACGGTTTCGACGATAGCAAATGTGGCGGCGGTTCCGTCGTCGCCGTCATCGCCTTTCGGACCTTTGATGTTGACGGGTTCGGGATTTGACAATCCTTTATTATTAGTCCACGAAAGGTTACCCGACGGCGACACTTCGGGTATGAATGTCGCACCATCTTCCCCGCCGCCGCCTTTGATTTCCTCCCACGCTCCGTCTTTGCGCCCACGAATTTTGCCATCTTTCGACGCTTCCTCTACCCACTGTTTCGGTTCGGGAGGCGGGTCGGGAGGCGTGTCCGTCGCAGGGAACGAACGCACATAAAGTGTGCAACGGTTCGAGGATTCGCGACGCAGACCGTCGGTTGATACAAACGTAATGTAAAGCTCAATCCGACCAAACTGTGTCAAGTCGGGTGTTAGTGCATATTCATTGTTTGCACCGAGATTAATCTCGAACAGCTGCCCGTCAGCCTCCAACGTGATAATCAGCCTGTCGTCAATGTGGTCCACGAGACGCTCAAAAAGAAGCGTCTGCGCGCCGTCGTCTGTGCGTGTAGATATATTTCCAAGCGCGTGCGGAATCGTTAAAAGGCGCGTATCTGCGGCATTGGTGATAGGTATGTTGATGTATGTCATACTGTCTCCTACATTGTTGCCATAATGGCTCTATATTCCACTTGATAGGCCGTACCCATAGTAGCTCCCCCGCTCGTCTGACCGTAAATATTAAACCCTGTATCTGTGGCCTGAATCCAAAAACTAAACCCATTGCCGCCAACCAAAGGCGCGGCAATAAAGTTCATATAACTATTCAGATATAGATACGGTGCGACGCCTGTGCCTAAAACGCTTTGCGTTCCCGACGTGCTCCGAACCGCTATATCTAACCCTATCGGGCGTGCGCCGAGATTTACTGTTGTCGCTGTTGCCTCCGTCATTCCGGGAACGCTTGTTAGTCCAACTTTAATAGGTACAGGCGAGACATCCGACCATTTGCCAGTATTGTAACTGAAAACAAGGTCTCGCCACTGACCCGCTGTGAATCCTGCGCCCGTCACAGCGTACAATTCCCCGTCATTGATTCTAAAGCGCGTGCCGCCTATGGGCGTGTTTTTAGGCGACTTAACCCGAACAAGCGCACCATCGCGCAGCTGGAAGCCGGGTTGCGTTAGTGTCAACCCGCCGAGCCCGCCATCTGACAGCGCTTGACTGTATGTCTCAAATTCATCAATTGCGATAGACGTACCACCTTGACTGCCGCCTGCATACGCGCCGTTTAAAAGCACAGTGTTAAGGCTTGCGGGCAGGTTCTGCTCTATCGTCGACGTGGTCTGCAGCCGAAGCACACTATCTACATACACGCGGATACCGCCATTGTCTGTCGTGCCGTCCCAAGTGAATGCAATGTCATACCACGTATCCAGCACTGTAAATACGTTATTTACAGTGAAGATGAAAGACGCGACACCGGAGCCGTTGAAAATGCCGATTTGAAGATGTTGACCGGACTTGTAAAAACGCATGCCGGAGTTCGACGCCGTGCTGCCGGATTCGTCAAGTATGTACTGCGAACCGCTTAGAGCGCCTATCGGCTTAGCACGAAAGCGAACCGTTTTAGCGCCGGGCGGGATAACTTTCGCATTTAGATTGATTCGCGACGTTGTAGACGTGCCCTGTCGTCCGTATCCGTATGCACCCGCGATTTGTGTTGTGCCGCTTTCGGTAGGTGAAAAGCTTCCGACCGTGGGGGTTAGTCCGTTATCAAAGTCCAAAAAAGCGCCCATCGCACTGTGGAATGGCGCTACGGTTTTCCCCGGAGTTAGCCCGAACTCGTCCACCAGTTCGCCCGAACCAGCAAGAAACTCATCGAATTTCGCCTTGTTTAGCGCCATTCCGTTTTCTGTAGGCTCGTCGGCGCGCGTCATATCAAAAAAGCCGGGTTTACCCTCTACGGGCGTCATCTCCACCCGTCCTATATACGTCGGCACTCTGTCAATGTTTGGTATCATAATTTACACCTCGTTATTATTTTTGTTATACTTCGCCCATGTAGAGTTCCCCCATAAAGAACCACGCGGCGGTAACTCGCGGCATAGCCGCTTCTATTGCTTGTCCGTTTTGCTCCCATCTGTTAATGTCGTCGCTGGTAGGCATTACGTCCCCTGCTTGCCACGTAACAACTTTGTTAATCCATTCGTGCGTCCACACGTGTAATGTGTTTAACGCATTTTCCGTGGCGTTCAGCACATCTGCAAAAGGGAATGTACGGAAGCCGTCGGTTGCGGGTGTCGTGAAATTAATAGCGTACCCGAACTCAGCATTAAGGGTGTTCTTTAATTCGTTGTAGTTGCTTAGTAATCGCGCAAATTCGGTTGTGCCAGTTGCCGCATAGTCGTTGGCGGGTTGCCAATCTGTTTTCCAAATCATAGCTCTCGTGCCTCCAGTGTGCCGGTCATACCGCCGCCGAGCTGCAAGCGGTTTTTCGTCATAAAGAACGGCTGTGTGTCTGCGTTGCCGGTGTTGAAGCGCATAATGTCGCCAACCTCCAAAAACGGATATCCGCGGTAGTTGATATTTACGACACGACGCTTTACCGCTTTACACTGTAGCGCATACTCCGCCACAGCTTGTACGTTTTGTGCCTGTATTAGTGGACTGCTGGGTGGTGTATATGTATACGGTCGTTCGTTCTCCTGCCGCGTCGTTGTGCTGTGCGTTCCTACAGTTGAATTGATTTTTTGCCCTGTGACAACAAGCTCTCCGCCGGTTATCGTCGCAGATATGTTGCTTGACGGTGCGTATTTAGGCGTATAAACGCCTGTCGTCGTTGTGATAATCGCATTATCAACATAGAATTTACTGCTTGTTACGACCCCAGTCGCGGGCATTTTTGCCAGTTGCCCGACTGTATCCAACGTATAATTTTGGAAATCAAGCTCTATTGTGTTGAAAATGTCGTCGTCTGCCGGAGATATGCCATCACCACTGCGGTAATCTTCGCCGCTTATAGTTATCTGTGATTCACCCGCTGGAGCAAAGAATGTCAAGACATCATCTGATGTAACGCGCAGCAGGGTGCAAGACGCACGCGCAATGTCCGCGAATGCCTGTGCGTGTGAGATGGACGGTATGTACGCAGTCAGCGAAATTGTGTTGAAAGAGCTCGGGTACACAACGGTTATGCCTGCGTCTGTCGCAACGTCTGTCGCGAATTGCGCCAGTGTCGCCGTCTTATACACACCAATGGTATATTTTGTGTCTTGAAGCGATCCTAATAGGTTTGCCGCTTCGAGCTGGAGCTTCGTCAAATTGCCTTGAAGTTTCGGTGCTTGCAGGTAGTGTGTAACCATTCGGACCCGCTTAAATACACCCTCCGGCGACCTTGCAGATATTACGGGTGTCAACGGCATACGTACCTTGAAGTACTGGTAAATGCCCGATGGGTCGAAAATGTCAAACTGTTCTGCGAAATTCTCCGCCGCAAGCCTCATTGTACCCGCGGGAGCGCGTTCACTGAATGGGTCTACGACCTCTTCGATTGTCAGTATCGACCCGTTGTCGGGCGAATAGTCGATAATGGCACCGGGTATAAATTCAGACAACCTCGCGAAGCTATTCGGGCGCACGCGGGTTATCGTTATCACTACACGATTGACCGCAGGAACAGCGTGATTCAGCGTGTTCACGCGCTCCGTGTTGTCGGTGACCGCTTCGCTGTATAATAGTGTTGCGCCGTTATACCAACCTACGGTATAATTAACGGCGGGCGAAAATCCCCAGTCTAATGTAATCGCCAAAAGGTCATACGGATATGCGGTTGTGGCGGTATAGACTTGCGGTTGTGTGAAATATCCGTTTGCGTTGGACATATCCTGCATAAAAAGCCCGACTTGCGCGTCTGGGAGCTCTGCCAGCCTCGGCGGTATCACTTTGCTACCGTCCAGCGGCCAACCCGCTTGCTCGAATGTTCCCACGTCAAGCAAGTTATGGTTGCGATCCGTTGTCTGCGCTATGCGGCTTATCTCCGTGTTTTGCGGTGCGTTTACAGACAACGTTTCATATACCTCGTCTTGCACGACCTCAAATGCCACGCTCCATTCAATAAAACGCGCTCCGTCGCCGTGATTAGGGTTAAATGCCTCCACATAGGCGGGGTCAGTAGACCGCATAGATTATACCTCCGTAAATGGAATCGTTAACGTCGCCCAATACTTGACCGCAGAGACGTACCTCGCAAGCTGTGTGGCTCGGTCGCCGGAATAAAACACGCGCGTCTCGTGGTCTCCCGTCAATGTGTTGAAGAAATGCACATTAAATGACTTCTTTCCCCGGATTGCGCGTATAACTTGTTTAAGCCGGTCGCCGTCGAGGTTATCCCAAGATAACTCAAGATTCCCGACGTTTTGACGCACCACGTCCCACGAGGCGAAGCCCTTGCCGTTGCGCGTGCTGTTTTCTACAAGGTCGGCCTCATTGTAATTGTATCCCGATGGCGGCGGCAAGACCGTCCCATCAATGCGGAAATCAAAATTGTCGTAGTGTGTAGGCATGTGCGCCTCCTTTCGGTGTTGACACCCCGCTTTGTTGCGTGGTACAATTGATAAAATGCTTACAAAAGAGAGGTAATAGATATGGCTTTGATTGTTTGTCCCGATTGCGGGAAAGAGGTTTCTGAAAAAGCGTTGACGTGTATTCATTGCGGGTGTCCGATTTCGGCAACAGCCGTTACGCCACCAACGCCAGCACCCAATGTACCAAAAAGCACATCAGACTTTGACGCAAAAGATATGTTTCCGAAACCGAAGAAAAAGGTCGGTTGCCTAAAAGCAGTCGGGGTATTGGTCTGCGCTTTCATAATACTCTGTGTTATAATTGCCGTCACGTCTGATTCTGACAAGCCGGAAACCAATACGCCTAACGTATCATCGACAACGCCCACACCAAAAGCAACGCCGGAAATTGAATATATCGAAGTCACGGCTACAGAGCTCCTCGAAGCCTATGCCGAGAACGAGATTTCAGCGGACGGAATTTACAAGGGCAACCTTTTAATGGTAACCGGCACGGTCGACAGCATCGCAAAAGATATTCTTGACAACGCATACATCACCTTGAAAAATGATAATGACCGGTATTCGATTATTAGCGTTCAGTGCTACTTCGAAAAGAATAATCTCGACGACATCGCAGAGTTGAAGAGCGGAGATATCGTAACTGTTACAGGAAAATGCGACGGCGGAACATTCAATGTATCACTTAAAAAGTGTGACATTGTTAAATAAAACACAATGCGGCCCCCTCCAAATCGGAGGGGGCTTTGATTTATGCTGGCTCTAAGCGAAACACAGGGCTGTAGCCGAGATTTCGCGCTGTTTTGTTCATCGGGTCAATCAATGATTCGATGAACGGCGTGCCATCTTCCATTACTAAACGGAACTCGATGACTTGACGTCCTCCGCCGTTGCCGCCAGTCGCAATATCACGTTGCAGCACTGCGGCGGTAATCATATCTTGCAAATTAGACAGCGGGGCGATGACCTCGGGGTTCTGCCTTGCGTTGAAGTTATCGCCAACAAGCGCCTCCACTTCTCCGTAAGCTAAGTTTCCCTTTGCCATCGCGATACGAGGGATTTGGATCTCATTCACTCGTGGGATATTTAGCGAAAACGTCTCGCCGATGAACGGAATCGTAAAGCTAATGGAGTTCAAAGCGTCGATGATTTTGTTTATGCCCTTAATGAAGCCGTTCGCAAAACCCTCCGCCAAACCGATTAGGAAGTTAATCGCGCCTGTAAATGCCGATTTGATGGGTGTAAGCACCTTGTCCGTGAACCACGTGGCAGCTGTGCTCCACACGCTTTTTATACCCTCCCAAAAGGTCTTAAACGCCTCTGTTACAGGCTGGACTACATTATCGTTAATCCAACCAGTAACTTTGCCCCATATTTCCTTGATTTTCTCCCACACGTTGGCGGCAGTCTCTTTAACGCTATCCCAGTTTTTCGCCAGCAAGACAACGATTGTAATAAGCGCTCCAATAGCCGCTATAATGAGTGTAATGGGTGACGTCAAGATTCCGACAGCGACGCCAAAAGCAGTAGTAACGCCTGTTGCGATACCCGCCGCAACGTTCCACGCTATAATAGCGACGTTAACGAGCGCCCAAGCTGCCGCAAATGAAGCGGCTACTATCGCAATAGTCTCAATGGTAGTTTTGTGTTGCTTGCACCAGTCGCTAAGCTTTTTAAGTCCGTTTGTTATACTGTCAAGCCCTTTGATAATTTGGTCGCCCGCCCAGTCTGCGGCGGGCTTTAGGAATTCAGTCCAAAGCCACTCGAGACCCGGTTTAGCCGCTTCCCAAATGGTATTAAAAACGTCTAAAGCTGTCGCAATAAGCTCAACAAATCGCGGCACAACCTCGTTCATCGTCCAAGTGCCAAGCGGAACGAGAATATTTTCCCACAGCCACAACAAACCCTCGCCGACATTGATTGCAAATGGCTTCAATGCCGTCCACAACTTTGAAAATGCGTCATTAATGCGCGCCCAGTCAATTTTTTCGAGACCGTCTCGAAGCGAATTTACAAGACGTGGTAAGCCCTCACCGAGCACCCACGTGCCGATTGGCTTTAGAAACTGATTATAGAAGTTTTTCAGCCCGTCCCAAGCGAAGCCACCGACCTTTTGTAGTGTTTTCCAAAGCCCATCGAGTGAGCTTTTCAATGGCTCTATCAATGTGCCGAAGTTCTTAGCCCAGCCGAGCAGCTTGTCCGTCCAAGAGGTATCGGGCGGCTCGAGCTTCTCAAAGTCCATTTCGATACCCATACCGCCGCCACCGCCGGACGCACCGCCCGAGGGAGCTTCGCTACCGCCGCCGCCCGCGTTTGCGGTGATATCATTAAACTTATCAAAGCCCGCGAGCTGACGGTTCAGCTTCTTCGCATTCTTCGCACTCTCGTCGAGACCGTCTGCCATAGCTCCGGCTCCGGCAGCACCAGCACCAAGGCTATCCGACACGCCAGAGAACGACGCGTTTATGCCGAGCATTGCCGCTAACGCTTTAAGTGCGGTTGTCGCAAGTTGTACAATGGTCGTAAGCGCACGGATAACGGGCGCGAGCACCGCATTAACAAAGCTGCCTACTGTCGCCATCAAGTCTTTGAACGCGGCGGATAGCACCGATAGCGAATATGCCGAGCCGTGCTGCACCGTGTCGCCGAAATTCTTATGCGCTTGCTCCAATATACCGAGTGTTCGAATTTGCTGTTGTTCGTAGAACGTGAGTTGATTCCAACTCCGCCCGTCTGCAATACGCTTAAACGCGTCCGTCATTTCAAGCATTGAGATGTTTACGTGTATTCCGAGGTCCTCGATAGCTTCCGTGCTGCCGAGCAAACCCGAACGGATACGATCCATAACATCCTCCATCGTGCGCCCTGTCTTGGACGCGACGACGGCGGAGGCTTGCAGCATTTTAATTGTTACGGCGGAGTTTTCCGTCGTACTTGCAGTGATATTCTTAAACAGATTGCCAAATGTCGAAGAATACTCATATACAGCACTTTCAGCCAAGCCGAAAGACTTAGCCGAGCCCTCTGCGAATGCTTGAATGTTCTGCGTTGCCGCACCGAAGATGTCACTTGTACGGCTCATATTGCTCTCAAGCTTTGTGAACACCTTGAAACTGTCTGCAAGCGCCTTAACGGACAAGGTGACGCCCGCGATTGCAGCTGCGCTCTTTACAAGATTTGCAATACCACCGGACATTTTTTTGATACCGCTTTCGGCGGTACGGAAGCCCTTAGTTAGGTCACTGGTGTCTGATTTGAATTTTACTGTAAGGTCATTCAGCGCCATCTAAACGCCTCCGTTCCTCGAATTTCTTGTCTATTCTTGCCTGTTGCTCTGCGCTTAGCGTTGGCGCGGTTACCGCCTTTTCCCCAAGATAGTGCTTCAAGGGCTTTAACTTGTTAGCAAAGGCCGCGCCTGTGAAATTAGCTGTTCGCCAAGCCCTAACGGTTTCCGCGTCGCCCTCGGCTTCGCGCTGTGCGTTGTAAGCGCGTACACACGCATTAAACTCCCACAATGACAAGTCATACATCTGTGGGGGCGGTATGCCGATGGTGTACGCGACCTCAATTATTTGCTCCCAGAATCGCGGGGTGCCGAACTCGACTTGACCGGCAGCCCCAGCATCTGCCGCAACCCGTTTTTTGCCGTTTCGTCTGCGCCAAAGGAGGCAGCAACGGCGGCCTCTTTCTCCTCGGGTGTGCCCGGATATGAAAGCTCGAGCAGATATGCGCCGGTCACGTTGCGCAGGTGCGCCATACCGAAACCGCCGTCCATTACCGTATCCTCAAGCTCCTGTTCGCGCTCTTTGTCGGCTAAGCCAGTCTTTAAGATGTTGACGATTTCCTCCGGAGGGCCGTCAACAAGTCTTGACATCACTTGCTCTGTGGTCTGCTTGAACTTCTGGTTGATTTTCTGCGCGACACGGAGCGATACCGTCAGTTCAAATGACTTGTCCCCGAATTCTGCGTACATAGTTGCCATATAATGCTCCTCCTTATGCCGACATCAGCGTCGGAACCTTGTTGCCCGATATGCTGATTGAAATTTCACCTTTGCCGTCTGCCGCGTGGCTGATTGTAAGGCTTTCCACAATTCCGTCACCTTTCATGCCGGTGTTTTCGTCAAGATAGAACGTACCCGTAATGACATCATCATTCAGATATGCGTCCATTAGGCTCTTTTGCCCGCTGGTCGATCCGAAATCGGCCGCACCGTCAGCGGAAGCCGTCCACGACTTAACGCCCGGAGTTTTCTCTGTGAAGCCCTCCTCTGTTGCGCTGCCGCCGAAATATGCGGTCTCGTCAATAGCTTTTGTCAAGTCCACATTCCAAGTTGTCATATGAACGAGGAACTCTTCTGTTCCCCCATCTTTCTTGATGGAGATTTTACCTGTTACGCCTTGATAAAGTGCCATAAATTTATCCTCCTATCGGATTAATTGTAAAATTGACGGTGTATTCACGCCGCCGTCTTTCGTCTTGTCCTATGTCTAAAATTGGTGTTATTTGCCTAATCGCTACGCCCTGCCCGACATAGCGGTCAAGCGCGGCTTTGACAGTTTCTGCCATCGCATACGCCTCGGGTGCCGTCATAGCGCGACACCGCGCTTGCACTTGATACACCTCGTCCGTTTGGTCGAAAAACGTATCTACGCCGCCGCCGTATTGCGTCAATACAATTGCCTTGTCGGGCTTGTCGGGCAGAACACCTAAAAAAGCGTCCCTGTTGAGGACGCTCTTGACGAGTTCTAAGATATTCATTTTATTGATTCCTCCGCAACTCGCTTAAAGCGTTGAATGTATCGCCCCTTGCGTTCGTTAAAGGGCTTTTCGAGGTACTTAGCCTCGCCGCCGGCGATTAGGTTTACAGACGTACCGTCAGAGCGCATATAACCGTCTGTGCGGTCGTGGCTTAACGTCAAATCCTCGTGCTGTCGTAACGCATACGGCAAAGAATAACCGGCCTCGCCCTCAATGTGCTGTGAGGCGTTTCTTGGTGCGCCACCTGAGGCCTGCTGATTCGCAAAGACAGTCTGTCCGCCGACTATGCCGTGGCAGTTGTTGCGCAAATCGCCCGTCTCAATAGGCGCTCGGCGCGCGCTTTCGGCCGCAAGGTCTACAACGCATTCAAACATAGCTTTTGCCGCCTCTTGTGGTGCGGCTTTAATCGCTTTAGCTATCTGCGCGCTGAGTTTCTTGTCGTCAAATGTGACTTTAACGTCCATCAGCAGAAAGCTTTCCAGCCCAACGGAGTGCCGCCGAGGGTTACCCATTCGGCAACAGCGACAACGCGCAGCTTGTCTAACTGGTCGCCCTCAAAGACCTCGCTCACAAGGTAGTAGATTGTCGATGTTTCGACCTTTTGTCCGTCGGAAGTAAGCACTTCCTGCGTCTTGGCTTGTCGGCGGCATACAACTGTGCGCTTAGCGCCATACTGAGGCTGCCCCCACTCGTCAGACACTAAGCCCTCGTCGTTGCGTTGCGCGGCTTTGTATGCCGCTTTTTGATTGAGGTAATTATCTAACAATCGGATACCCTCCTTGCAAGAATCGGGCTAAAAGCCCGCGAATCGTGGCGTCTGCGAGGAACGCATGAGCGACTGCAAGCCCCGTCTGTCCGCCGTAGCTTTCCGATATGTCACCGAGCGAAAAAGAGGTCACACCCTGCCGCTGTAATGTGGCGCGTTGAGAGGCATCGACCGAAGATGTTTGCTCCAATGCAAATACGGCAATTTCCACTTGTGCGGCCTTGATAGATTCCGGCACGGTGCTACTGGGAAAGCGTGGAAAAGCTAAGGGTTGGTTGCGCTCCGTTTTTCGCCCGGTAAAGGGCAGCGCCTCAAGTTGCTCTGTGGCAAGTACAAGGCGCTGCTCTTTTTGCGGGTTAGTTAATTCATTCCACGCGCTATTAGGACGGAAGCCGTCCACGTAAGCGTCAGCCTCGGAGAGTGTGACGTACGTGTTAGTCCCCACTGTCATTGACATCACCGTCGCTCTTCGGCTTGTCGGCTTTTGCCTTGTCGCTCTTCGGCTTGTCGGCCGCCTCTACAAGTGTCCAGCCGGATTTCACAAATGCCGCCGCTTGGATTTCGTTCTGAGCGAGCATAGTTTCGGTTTTGCCGTTAATGGTCTTGGTAAACTTCACGGTTGCCCCTCCTTACGCTGTCTTGTGGAAATAGATTGCGTCCTTTTTGTTGTCGAGGACGAATGCGTCGTAATAGACACGTCCCTCGACCAGCGCGCCGTTAATGCCGGGCGGGTCCTCGTGAATTTTGTACTCGGCAAGCTTAATTGGCGCGGTTGTCGCTACGGAGTGCGTAATCACAAATGCACCGTTTGCGGGGAGGTAAAACGACGGGACGGTGACAATAGCGATACCGTCGACAACGCCAATCTGACCGCGGATAAGCATATCCTGCGCAATGTCTGACGCCTTGATAAAGGCGGGGTCAAGCTTGATGTACTTGTAGAACGTGGGGGTGACGTACGCAATGCGGCCCGTCAGCGGCGCTTTAGCTTCTGTCATTGCCACGGTACCGTCAAGCAGTGCCTCGTACGCATTCGCCGCAGTAATAGCCGCTGTTGCTGTCGAGCCTGCGCCTGCGGCCATCGTCGCGATACGATACATATCTACCTCGGGGATAACGACCTCGTCAAGCTGACGCGAAAGCGCAACGCCCGCATTCTTGACAAGCATTTGATCCACGTCATTACCCTTATCGATCGTGAATGTGAACGAACGGTCGCGTGTAAGCGTCAGCTCCTGTACGTTGTCCTGTAGCTCTGTCGGAGTGCCGTAACGGTTTGAGCCTGTGCGTGTATAGTCCTCCATCGCAACCGTGGGAATGGAGTACACATTAACGGTTTTTACGCCCACGAAATCGTAATCTTGATTAACCGCGGGGGCGGTAACCGCACCGAGCTTAAAGCGCTCGTCTACTTTGTCGGAATATTTTGCTGCATAATTAATTGCCATTTTTTATTATCCTTTCTCAAAGCCCTGTATAAAAGGGTCAGATATGGGCGGCGTTGCCGCCGGTGGGTTCGCTCCGCCTCCGGGAGCTTTCTGCGTAGTTGTAGTTATTGGGAAGTCCTTTAACGCCAAGTCAACCGCCGAGGCAAAATCGACACTGTCGGATTCATAAGCCTCTGCGAGCTTGATGTATTTGTCCGCCCTATCAGCGGGAACGCCCTTTGAAACGATGTCAAAACGCCGTTCAAGTGCATTTTTCTCGGCAATCGCGGTATCGCGCTCCGAGGTTAAGGCGTCGCGCTCGCTTTGTGCCCGCTCGAGGTCGGATTTCTGCCCGTCAAGCCACTTCTTGTACTCCTTGAGCTGCATTTCGGGGTTGTCGCTCGGCGTAATTCCGGCGTCCTTAAGCAGTTTTTCAACATTCTTACGACTTTCCTTTGTGACAAGTGCCGCGATATCCTCTTTTGCGGGTGCCGCGTCCTGCGTGTTGACTTCCTGTGCGCTCTGCTGTTGTGTGGTAGCAGTATCCATCTCCGCTGTAGCGGTGTTTGTTGTGGTTTCCATATCCACTGTAATACCTCCCTTTAACGTCGGGTGACGATTATTCTCCCGAACAGAAAAAGCCCCTGTTACGGGTTTCGGGCACTAAAAAAGCACCCTGTCTATTGACAAGATGCTTAATTATTGAATTAATGAAGCGTTATGCGCTGATTAGGCGTAGCGCCTCCGCTTTCGTTATTGTCTCAACTTGCAGGAGCGTATCCGTACTTCCGATTTCTTCGCCATCGTAGCCGGTTAGCCTATCTGCCAGAATATGTTCTGTATCGGGAGCCCAGCCGGTTCTTGGATCATAGATAGAAGCACTTAAAAAGCCGTCGCGTCGTGCGATGACGTTTTTGTCGAGAATCTTGTAATATTCTTCCATCATTTTATCCCCTCCACATCTGCCGGCACTGTCAACGCCTTTGATAATTCAGCCATTTGCTTTTCAAGTTCAAGATATTCCACGCTACCGTGGGGCAATTGCCGCCATTCTTCATAAAGGCGGTGCATGTCGCCGTCTTTTAGCGCAAAGCTCTCCGGCGTATGATACTGCAATTCAAGCCTTTGTCCGCTCGGCGCGGTAACAAAAGTGTTAATTCCCTTATAAGGGTTTGCCGGTGCAAGCCAAGTGTTCTTAATCGCACTCGTATTATACCCTAAATTCTCCAGCTTTGCAATACTTTCAAGCGTTTTTTCGCTTAATTTATTTGCTGGAGCTGTGAGCGTGTACCGCAAAATGTCCTTGACCTCGTATTGCGTACCATTGGGCGAGTAATTCGCCGCAACTTTGCGCAGAAAAGAATCTCGACTTTTAACGCGATATTCTAACCCGGCGGGCTTCATTCCGACGCTCTCTGCGACGCCTGTAACCGCCTTTGTGATTGCGGGTTCTTGCGCAATCGCCTTGTCATAGTAGCCCATAGCGCGATACTTTGACTGCAATACGCCCCATTGTTCGCCGCCTTGCCTCTTTATACGCGAAAACGCCTGTAAGCTCTTTGGCGCGTCCTCGCCAAGCCGAGCCTTGTATCGCTCGTACTGGTACAAAGTTTCCCGCGCACGGCGATTCTTGTCTTGTTGCTCGTTGTATAGCTTCACCTCGCGGAGGCTTCGGGTGTCCTTAAATGGGCGGTTTGATTCCGATATAGCCGTCTTGACTTCCTCCGGCGTTTGTAGCGATTCTATCCAAGCGCCAACGACGTGGCGGCAATTAGGGTGTACGTTGTTGTATTTGCCAAACGCCAGCGACAGCGGCGGAAATCGTTTATCATTACCCGATATGCTATATACACGCCCTTGGTGCATCGCGCACACATCGCAAGTCGGGTAATGCTCTGTCATTTTGACAAGGTCGTAGCCGTTCGCCGTCAACTGATTCAGCCTCGCGGTGTTGCCCGCCTCTCGCGTGGTAGACCTCGCGACCGTTGCCGCGTAAACGTCTACAGGGACTTGGCGCGCTTGAGTTCCCGACCCATACTGCACAGTCATAAAGCCGTGTTCCCGCAAATCTTCGACTAATGCGCGTTGCATATCGCCCACAGTACCGCCGGACGCATTTTTAATGCCCGTTTGACGTAATCCCGCTTGCCGGAGTGCCTCGTCCTGCGCGCGATCCACATAGCGTGTTACTTGCCGTCCAACGGTAATTAACGCGTCATTAAGCTGATGTTGCATTTCCCTCGCAATGACGTAAATCGTCTCGTTATGCAATGAGGCAAACGCTCGCGGGTTTTTCATCAACAGATTGTTGCGCTTAAAATACGCATACAGGCTGTCAAGCTCTTTCTTATACGCCTGTGGTATTTGGGTATCAATGTAGCTCTTTGAAGCGCGTTTTAAGCTTTCAAGCTCCGCCTCGAGTTGCTTTAGTACCGTGTTGGCATAGGTCTTTGTGCCTGCGCCGGTCTCGCCCGTAATTGTACGCAAGAGCCTGTCTCGCGCGTCAAGGTAAAGGTGCGAGAGGGTTTCTATATCACGTTGTGTCGCCATCGCTTACACCCTCGAGCTCGTCATCCTCGGCGAACGGGTCGACTACACCGAGAATGTTAGCCGAGTTTGCGGCCGCCTCAAGGCGTATCTGCTCAAGCTCTGCCTCAACCTCCGCGTCAGACAGCCCGCGCTCTTTGATTGCGCTGTACTGGCTCTTTGTCTGCTTGCCGCCTGTCTCCACGTTGCGACGCTGTGCGTCCTCGACGGGGTCGTTCGGTAGGCCGTCATTCCAACGGAGCGTTAGCTGGTCGCCGATAACGGTAACACCGTTAACCATTCCCAACGCCGCAATCATTGCGCGTACAGTTGCATCGTTTATGCCGGTTATGCGTTGCGCCTTAATGCGCGGCGAAACAAGCCGGAGCTTTAACGCTGTGCCGCTGTTTGCGCCGCCTGACGATGTGCCCTCTACAAATGCGGCACCCATCTCAGAGATAACATAAAGTTGATTAAACAGTAAATCAATTTCTTTGAAATTGCTGTCGAGGTTGCCGTCCCACGTAACGTAATTGATATCGGGGTCGTCTGTTCTGTCGCGGGTGAAATAATCCCCGGCGCGGAACAGGTAAAGCCCCGTCGCCTCGTCCAGCTCAAGGGCTGATGATGGGCCGCTTATGCTGGGGTCGGAGTGCTTATCCATAACCGCGTCGGCGCGGTGTAAGCGCCACATTAACGCCTGTACAAGACTATTTATCGCGGCGTAGTCGTCTATGCCGTATAAGCTGCCGGAGTGCGTTGCGTTTGAAAGGGCGAACACTGCAAAATCGTTGAGGTTTGTCGCTTCGGCAACGGGGTCTGCTATCTGCGCACCGATTTTACCCACCCACAGGCCGTTATCCGCCCGCGCCGAGAATGTATGCTCTCGCGTCTCAACGTTTCCTTTCGTGTGGATTTCAATGCGAAGTTGTGTCGGCTTTCCGTCATTGTCGGGGTGCGTTGGAAAGGCTATAACGTGTTGCGTGATGTGCTTTAAATCTCCGGGGTCTACAACAGGAAACCAATGCCCCGGCGGTACGACTGTTAACCGCTCGTCTACGACCTTTCCTATGCCGTTGCCAAAACGCGACACGTCGATTATAAGCTCATAAAGCTTGAGGTTAAATCGCTCACGTGCAAGCGTTGCCTCCAGCTTGTCAGTATCGCCCTCATATTCAAGCGTTATCGGCTCACCGCAAACAAAGTCAGCAGTTTTCTTAGACAATAACTGCTGATAATTAAATATTGTTCTGACCTCGCCACTTCGCCGTCTTAAGCGTTTTGCAAGGTGCTCAAACGCCGTTCGCCAAACTTCGGGGTGCTTGGATTCGTATAAGTCCGCATTCTCTCGGTACTGCCGGAGGCGGTCTGTTTCAATCTTAGGGGGGAAATCTTTCCCCTCTTCGAGCCAATCTAAATTTGTAAGCAAAGGGTTTCCCTCCTACATAACGACGGATACAAATTTACCGCCGGTCTTTTTGTGTGATTCTAAGCCGTAACGTGTGCTGTCGATGTGATGATTGAACGCGTCTATTGGCTTGTTGATATATTCACCGCTCTTGCGGTCTTTCTGCCACGTGTAGTTCTCGTACTCCTCGACCGTATGCACGCAACGCTCATCAACAATTATTTCGTGTCGGAGCATAAAGTCGATCCCGTTGATAACGCTATCGGGTCCTTTGACGGCGGGTTGTATTCTGAATCCGTTTCTGCGGATTTCATCAATGCTCTTGCGCTCGGCGCTGTCAGCGACAATAAGCTCTTTCTTAAGTCCGAGGTCAGCTATCGCCCGCTCTATGTCCGTATTGGTCATGCCCTTTTTGTTATACTCGCCGGTCGTATATATGCGCAGATTCTTCTTGTCATAATAACCCCACGTAAGCGCCGACGGGTCGTTGATGTACCCGAAGTCCAAGCCGCACCAAAAAGGCAGCCCCGCAACCTCCTCGGGCGAAACAAGCCGCTTCTGCACATTCGGAAATATCAGCTTATCCAGTGTAGCGAACTCGCCAAGCGCGTAAATGCGGTAATACGCTGGGTTGGTTGTTTTTAGCCGCTCCAACTCTGCGACATATTCGGGCGGCAAGAAATGATTGTCCTTGTAGCTACTGTGCAACACAAGCGCATTTGCGGGCGGTTGCAGGAAAAAGTAATTGTAAACCCAATTCGCCTTAGAAACCGGGTTGAACATTAGGTAGATTTGCGGATTCGGCGCAGCCGGACGCAATCGGAGGTTGAGCTGTGTAAAATCAGCCTCTGTCAGCTCCGTTGCTTCTTCGATGATAATGTCTGTCACGCCAGTAATGGATTTAATCTTTTCGGGGTCGTCTAAGCCCTTAAAAAGAAAGACCGAGCCGTTACTTAGCTCGATCTCATAGTCCGACCGATTGACCCGTGCGCTCGCGCCCTGTCCACTGTCTATCAACAACTGCCGCATAAGTGCAAATACAGAATCTTTAAGTGTTGCGCCGACCTTGCGTATAACAAGAACCTTGCGCTTGCTGTTCATCGCTTTAAGTAAGACCTTTTGCAATGCGCCGTGTGACTTGCCGCTTCCTGCGCCGCCGTAGTAGACCTCTAAGCGATGTGAATAGTCGTCTATGATGTCATATATCCAAGGCGTGAAAGCCGCCTTGTTGAGCTGTCTAATCACTCTTAAACCAGCTGCTCTCCGTTTCATGCACCTCGAGGCGGTCTGTAAACATTCCGAGGTGTCTGCCGAGCATTTCGAGGGATTTGTTCTTGTCGGACGCCTTTACAATGCCGACTACCACTTTAGGGTCGTCGATAGGCAGTAAAGCCATTGAGGCTATCTCCTTAAGCACTCGTTCCGCAGTGATTTCAGTTGCCGCGGCGCGTTTATTCATTGCCTCTTGGACGGCTTTTTGGATTTCAACATTTTTCAACAGGCGTTGCCCCATACTGCCCGCTGTTTTTGTGCTATATTTTGCACGTATGGCGGCTTGTGTGGCGTTGAGGTCAATTATGTATTCAGTTACAAACCGTTGCTGTTTTGGCGTCAATTCAGCCACTGCAATCACCACCTATATAAAAGTATAGCAAAAGCGCCCTACCAAATCGGTAAAGCGCTTTCGCCCATCAGAAAGGAGACTGATAATGAAAAGGAGGACATATGCCATTGTGGCTTTGCCACAAATACACAATATCAGATTTTTGTAGGACATACAAGGACATTTACGGACATTTTAGGACATCTTTTTCTAAATCTTCACCGTGAATCTCGCAAAACAGCACTAAAGCCCTGTGATACAGCCTTGTTATGTGCCGTTGGTCGTAACGCATGTCGCTCGCAAGCTTGCCCCACGATTGATGTAAGATGTGCTTTTTGCGCAATATAAGCTTTAAGCGCTCGTCTGGCAAAGCCTCTATCCTTGTAGGAATCTCTTGCTTTAAGGCGATAAGCCGATTTACTTTATCGTTACGCTCTCGCATCAAGTCTGCCACCTTGACCGCGGTATTTCCTACGGGATCCGACGTAATGCCGCTTGAGCGTGAGCCGGTGGCGTCCAACGTAGACGTAGCCGATGTTGCGCCGTCTCGCAGTTCATCAATTTCTTGTTGCGTCGTTTCGATATTTTCGTCAAGCCATTTGGTCTGGTCTAAATATCGTTTAGCTTCTTTTGTCGTCATTCTCGCCCTCCATCACCAAGGCAAATCGCCGTCATCGTCCGCAATCTCCGTGAACCCGCCACTCTCCACCGGCGTAGAATATCCGCCTGAATAGCCACCCTGCGGAACGCTTGCGTCGCCGTCTTGCTTGCGGCGGCTGTCGGTGAAATAGACGTTTTCGGAAACGACCTCCGCGTTTCTGCGTTTGTTGTTATCCTTGTCCGTCCAGTCGCGAATTTGTAGGCGACCGACAACGGAGATAAGCATTCCTTTGCAAAAATGCTTTGTCACAAGCTCCGCCGTTCCGCGCCACGCGACGACATCAATGAAGTCAACTTGACGCTCGCCTCCGTCTTTCGGCGTGAAGCCTCGGTCGACGGCGATTGTAAACGATGCTACCGGTGTACCAGTCTGCGTGTGGCGCAATTCCGGGTCTCGGGTCAGTCGGCCCATAAGTACAACTTGATTCATAATTTTATCCTCCTAAATAATTTTCAATCACTTTCTTTGCGGCTTGCCAGCCCTCGCAGAGCTCGACGCGATAGCCGTTTCTGCGTAGCTTCTCAATCCAAGCCTCTTGCGCCTTGCTGACCTTGCCGCCGACCGTGCGCTTCATTTCAATGAAAAGTCCGAAAAACCCTCCGCGCGCCACGGGTAAGCAGATATCAGGAATCCCCGGCTTTACTCCGGCGGCCTTGAATCTCGCCGCCTCGGACTTGCTCCGGAGCCCTCCGTTTCCGATATGAAACATATCGTCAAGCTCCGGATACTGCGCCACGTTCAACGCCGCCCATTCGAATAGCCATATTTGCTCTTGCTCCTCGGTTGGTATCAATTGTTTCGGCATTCTATTCCTCCGGCATGTAATAGTGCGCAGCAAGTGCGTATCTGCCCGCAATCCCTTTCAGCACCTCTTTCGCCCGCTCCGGCGTATCATATGTGCCTATCTCGGATTCATATCCCGCAGAATCCGCGTTGTGAATCCAAACCGAACAGCCGTTAGCCGTGATTCGGTGTATCGTGTCGAAATTTATAATTGCAGTGCGGTTTTGTGAAACTATAATCATCGTGCGCACTCTTTTTCCATCGTTATTTGTTGCGGTACAATTTCTTCAACAGCCACAACGCGCGTGTAGTCGCAATCAAAGAACCAAACCGGCTTACCAATCAGCGACACCATCTGTTCAATCGTCAGCACCTTGTATTTATCGTCCGTTTTAATCTCCTTATAAAGTGTCTTGGTGCAGAATCTTCATATCTTTCGCGAATATAATCGGGTGTCCGTAATATCCGTTGTGCGCGTTGTAAACGGAGAGTTGCAAAACGCCGCCATCAGACATTTTGAGGTTAACAAACTGAATACCACCACCGTCCTCGTAGTAACCGCTCTCCTCTACGCGTCTCGTGTCAAGTGCGACATCGGTCAGTTCGGTTGCGACAAGGGTTTTCCCGATGTAATCGTTTGCGCTGTCGTCAGAAGCAAAGTAACCCCACTGCTCGCAGCAATTTTGTTCACCATAAACCAAAAACAAATACTCGTGTTCTGTAGTCGTTATCCTGTATCCGTCGTACTTGCTGTATGGGTCGTAAAAGCCTTTTTGGGTTCGCAATGGAGCAATGCGCAAGTTGTTGTTCTCCTCGTAAGAGCCGGTTCTGTTAAGTTGCAGACCGATAACCTCTTCGATATTTTTAATAATTTCCATTTCAATCTCCTTTCATCTGCGCCGCGTCGTAATCCAGTTTAATCCGAATCGCGGCGGCAAGGTCAATGTCGTTTGCGTCGCAGTAACATTCGATTGCGCGGATTGCCACAAGCAAATCGAACATTCTAACATCGTCAGGTGGTGCAAATGAAGCTGCTGTTTTGTCATGTACTAAAGTGATAAGTCTCGAAAAACTGTTAAAATCCCTCGCGCTTGGTGTCATTCCCGCCATATTGTCGATTTCGATTTTCAGTTCCGCCATAATGTCCAAAATCAGCAGAACGACAGACGCTAGTTCAATTGCTACGCCGCGGGGTTCGGGGCGGTAGTATTGAAACCGACACCGCGCGTCCGTCTTTGTGTCGAACGCATAGCATTGGCCGTCACAAAGAGCCCCCTTGTCGGAACAGAGGTAGTATATTGTATCGTTTTTCTTCTCCCACTCCCGCCAAGCGTCCGTCAGCTTCGCGTGAACCTCCAGTATGCACTTTTCGAACGTCGGATTCGCCGCCCACTTGCCGGACTTCACCGACAGTGCGTGTGCTTCTGCGGCTATTTCGTTGTAGTTCATTCCGCACCCCCGCATATCGCATTCCACGCTTTTTCGACGGCTTCGGCGGGGGTTGTTCCAGCGTCAAACCGAATGTGTCCGTTTGGGAAATGTTCTGCCTTGCAAAAATATGTCTTTCCTTTTCCTATCACTATATCTATGCCAAAAACCGATACTTTGTAATCCAACTCCGCCAAATCCTGTATGTATGTGCTTGTCTTATCCATTGTTAGCCTCCCTGTAATAATCCTCAAACCGCGGCGTTGTTTCAAAAATCATACGATTATTCACCCACCGCTGGAGCTTGCGCGTACGAAGCGGCGCGGACGACTTGTTGTATATCATCACATACGCCCAATAGCCCAACTCGCGCAACTTGTAAATGCGGTATAAATCTTCTTCGTGCGTGCTGTTGTAGTTCGTCAGCACGTAAACACCCAGTCTACGTCTGTCCAGTCCGGATATCTCCTTGAACCGCTTAAATTGCTCCGTCAAATCCTGTTTTGGATTATCCCACGCAAAATGCAATTGCTTGATTCGCAACTTCATCAGAAGTCCGGCATTTTCTTCCGTCAGCAGACGAATATCAAGCCCTTGCGTGAAATCTATCCACGCGCCACTGTCCGCAAGCTGTCGAAGCAATTCTTCGTGTTCCTCCGCCGCAAGCAGATTCGGGTCAAGCAGTTTTATTTCACGCTGACCGTTCCAAAATTCGGATAGGCCGGCAACCTTGACGGATTTCGCACCCTCTTTTTCCGACACTATGCAAAATCCGCAGTTGCGCGGACAGCCGCGTGTCAAGAATCCGTAGGCTTGCGAAAACTGCGGGTAAAGCGAATAGTCCGGCATAATGTGTTCCACTTCGTCGGGCAACCCGTTTTCTAACCCGTAGCCACTCCCGCCCTCGCGGATTTCGTCCGCTTGTATGTACGTGTCGATGTCGGGCGTGAAGTCGAAAACTTTTGATTTGTAGACAACGTCATAATGCGCGAACGGGTTCCACCATTCGGCGTTATTGCCAAGTTGCTTGTGGTACGCTGAAAGCTTCATCAGTGGTAAATTGGGGAATCTAGTTTTGCTGTCGATGTTGTCGACGTCGATTAGTCCAACGTTCATTCCGCAGCCCCCAAGCCCCACCCATCCTCACGCACTTGAAACGCGTCGCCGAGTTGTATCGTGTCGGGGAAATTGTGTTGTGCAGTCTGTACCGCGTACTTGTCAATCTCCGTCGCATAATAGCGCGTTACATTCGCGCCGAGGTTTTGTAGGGCGATTCTGCCGCAACTCATTCCATCGTACATCGACAGGACTTCAAGCGGTTCTGTCGTGATTCCCGGTGCGTGGCTTAAAATGTGCGATATAACATCGACCGTCCAGCCGTTGCCAAGCATTTTGTATGCTTGTGTGTTGCTAACCGGAAATTCGTACCGCGCCGGCACAGTCTGTAAGCGCATGCATTCAGTAACCGTCAGTTTGCGGATTATGTAATAACCGTCCTCAAGCTTTATCGGGTACGTTTTATCCTTGATGGTGATTAGACCGTTAGCAACTTCGTAGACGGGGTAGTTTTTACCGTCGTGCCATTCAATTTGTGTCGGCACAGCATACAACCCAGTCTTTGCGCCTAACCCGCCGCCATTGCCACAAAGTGTAACCGACTTTGCGTCGGGGCTGTATACGCGATACTGTTGGCTATCGTGGTCGGGATTTTTCGCAGTATTTTCAATAGTTCCGATACGGATGGGTCGTGTTTTCCCGTCCACGCTTTCGATAATCTTCATTTTATGGGCGTGTCCGGCGATAACTGCCGGAGATTTAACATCATCAAAATAAACTGTGTATCCTTGCGCTGTGCCCGACCCGTCTTTGTAGGCGCACCTAATATTCGTGTCATTTATCACCACGTCGCACGAGTGTAACGGGCAATAATCAATCGGTACTGCAACCGCATTATCCTTTTGCACGGTTGTTAGAGTGTTGCTTTTGCCGTCCTCGCGCGCCTCGTAGAATTGCTGAACACCTCCGTTCCCCTTTTTGCTACGGTTGCCTGTGTCCTCATAGCGTCCTCGCTGGGCTACGCAGACGGGTTCCGCGACCGCCGTGGAGGGGTACCCACCGTTGGTCACAAAATTAGCTATGCCGTTTTTATAATACTGCGCTTTTAAGGTATGTGCTTTGCCTTTGGCGGTAATGCAAACGGGTTCTGCGACCATTGTACGTTGCTTGCGTTCTATCGTATTCCACGCTACCGCGCCGTCATAAGATGCGGTTAGACAATAGCCTTTTTCCGTCCACGGTATACCCGTTTCCAAGATGTCGCGCAACAGGATTCCCTTGTCTGTCGGTTGTGTCACGTCTACCTTGCTGTATGTGCCATCTACGTTTCGACGACCGAACCAGTACAATCTCTGGCGATTCTGCGCTGACATAAGCGCGGAATTAATCAAAATCGGCTCAAACCCAAACTCTGTCGTGATTTGCGCACGAATTGCGGGTGCCATTGATTTGTTGTTTTCGTACAAGAAGTAATCGGGCTTGTACTTGTCTCGCGCGATTAGGAAGTTGCGGAATAGCTCCCAGCCAAGCCCCTCGGCGGTTGTTTCGCGGTTTTTGGATTGTGCAATCGACCAATGTGTACACGGACTGCCGCCTATCAGCATCTTAATCATTCCGCCACCTCCGCGTACGGATCCGCCAGTGACCAATCCCAGTACACGCGGTCACGATATTCTTGCCGGAAACGGTTAATCTTGCCATCACCGCTAAAGAAAAAATAATCCGCCGGCAATGTGCGCCCGACGTCGGTCTCGCCATTCATTTCCCGCGCCCAACGGATTAGGACGTCCTCAGCAAGGTCATAAAACGGTTCCCACGGGGCTGTCGGGTCGTATGCAAATTGATTTTTCGCTGTCACAACTCCCTCAATCGTGTTCGGGAATCGCGGGTCTCCGACGCGGTTTAATATGCACCACGCAACGGCGGCTTTCGGCGGAGTACCCGGTACTCCGCGCGCTTCCTTGTGTATCACCTGCGAAACCATAACGATGTCCGCGACCGTGTACGGCGGTTCTGTCTCCGGCGTAGGTTCAGGCGGTGCTTCTGTTACGTATTCGATTACCGTCACGGTGTAAACTTCGGTTTCGACGGGCATAGTCGCTGGCAGTACAATCGCGCCGGTCGTCAACATTAGCAACGCGCCGATGATTATGTGTGTTAGTTGTTTCATCGTTAATCCTCCGCCTCTACGACCTTGCCGTCGCGCAGGGTGTAATACGTCATTTCCTTGTAACGCTTTCCGTCAATCTTGATTGACTTGTGCGCCGTGATTTCGTAATCGTCGTTGCGTTCAACCAGAAGAAATACGCAACCTTTTATACCTCCGGCTTTGCCGTATTGCCCTGTGGCAACGGCGACACCGTTTTCACCAGTGACCATCGCTGCACCACAGTAACCCGAAGCGGCGGCGGTGCCATAGTTACCCGAAGCGGCGGCGACACCGTTTTCACCAGTGACCATCGCTGCACCACAGTAACCCGAAGCGGCGGCGGTGCCATAGTAACCCGAAGCGGCGGCGGTGCC